CATAAACAACATATATTTTCAAAGCAGCCGATATTAGAAATAGCCACACAGAATAAAGTCATCGATTCCACTCTTATTCGTGATTTTATGTTAATGCACAGAGCTGATATGTGTGAACCCAATATTCTCGAGCATTTGTACGAATCAAAAACAATGGGTTTTTCTGAACCTGCATGGTATCAATGGCTGTGTAAACCATATGGTGTAAAAGGTTTTATTGTAAATCTTGGTGTTACTACGAATAAGATCGAAAAATTCGAAGTCGATGAAAAAGAGAAGCCTGACGGCGAATCAAAACAGCTTACGATGCTACAATCTATAAGTTATCCCGGCTTAGGTTAAGCATTTACTTTTATCTCGTTATGGTGTAGAATATAACAAATTGGTCAATTAGGAATATACAATGAGCGTACTTGCTAAACTTAAAAAGAATTCAACAATTAAAGATACTGCCATTCTTGCTGAATCGAAATTCTTTACACAAAAAGATATGATTCCTACAGCCATTCCGGTCATCAATATTGCATTGAGTGGTCGACTAGATGGCGGTCTTACACCCGGTCTTACAATGTGGGCTGGCCCTTCCAAACACTTCAAGACAGCGTTTAGTCTATTGATGGCGAAAGCTTATATGGACAAGTACGAAGACGCCGCCTTGCTCTTCTATGACTCTGAGTTCGGTACTCCTCAATCGTACTTCGAAACATTTGGTATCGATCAAGATCGTGTACTTCATACGCCGATCACAGATGTAGAACAACTTAAATTCGATATTATGAAGCAACTCGATGATATCGATCGTGGCGATAAAGTGATTGTGATAGTTGATTCGATTGGTAACTTGGCTTCGAAGAAAGAAGTTGAAGATGCACTTAACGAGAAAGCTGTTGCAGATATGTCACGTGCTAAACAGATCAAGTCATTGTTCCGTATGGTCACACCTCATCTCACTCTGAAAGATATTCCGATGGTTGTGGTCAATCATACCTATAAAGAGATGAGTTTATTCCCGAAAGATATCGTTGGTGGCGGTACTGGTTCTTATTACTCAGCTGATAACATCTACATCATTGGTCGTCAACAAGAGAAAGAAGGCAAAGAGATTGTTGGTTATAACTTCATCATCAACGTAGAGAAATCAAGACACGTTCGAGAAAAGGCGAAAATCCCAGTTTCGGTTACGCATGGTGGTGGAATTTCTCGTTGGAGTGGTCTGCTTGACATTGCTATGGCTGGTGGTTTCGTAGTTAAGCCAAGTAATGGATGGTATGCCAAGGTCGACATGGAGACCGGCGAAGTTGGTGATAAACGCCGACTCAAAGATACTGATACAGCAGATTTTTGGATTCCTATTCTTAAAACACAGAAATTCCAAGATTACGTTAGAAATACCTATTCGGTAGCATACGAATCAATTATTAACGACGAAGAGATAGAAGATTTTATTAACTAATGCATTTTGAAATAATTGACAATTTTTTACCGGCTGCAGTGCATCAGCATCTTAAGCACGTAATATATGGGCCTGATACGAAATGGGAATGTAATGGTGCAAGAGGTTGGGCGTTCGATGCTGATAATGATATGACAGTATTTTATCATTATATGGTGAATCATAATGAATTAAAATCAGAACATGATCAAAGAATTCTTGATTGTTTTTCACCACTTATGGAAAGATTTGGCAGCCCGATAGTAGCAAGAGCGGTATGGTCTCAACGCCGTGTGAAGAGAGTGAAGAGTGATTATCATATGGATAAGGCCGAACCTCATGTAGTAGCACTATATTATATGAATGATAATAATTCATACACCGAGTTTAAAGATGGTGTAAGAGTATACGCAAAAGAAAATAGAGTTGTTATTTTTGATGGCCACACTCCACATAGAGCAACTGCAAATACTGATGACAATGAAAGACTAATCTTCAATTTTAATTTCAATCATGCACAATAAAGAAAGTTTTCTCGAACATAGAAAACAACAAGAGAGTGATCATTTTGCAAAGGTTGATGTAAATGATCCTCTCTCTTCTATTCTAACTGTCGAAATAAACACAACAGAATTGTGTAATCGTACATGCGTGTTTTGTCCTCGCCATGATCCTAATGTATATCCTAATCGCAATTTAAATATGACACAGATGGGCGCATTGTATATTGCTGAACATCTTGCTGAAATTAATTATAGTGGTAAAATATCTTTCTCAGGCTACAGCGAAAATTTATTGAATCCACAATTCATTGATATTGTGAGAGCATTTAGAATTTGTTTACCTCAGGCAACTCTCGAATGCAATACGAACGGCGATCGTATAACAAAGAATAGTTTCAATGATCTTATTCGAGCCGGTCTCGATCTCTTATACATAAATTTATATGATGGTGCAGAACAATACGATGTCTTTGAAAAAGAATTAGCTGAATGTGATAGTGCACATTATAGATATAGAGCACACTGGTCTGAAGCAGATCATGGCTTATTTCTTAATAATCGCGGCGGTAATATAACATGGATTGGAGACGACGAAGACAGTGTCGAAGCTCTTAAAGGTACACAGTGTTATTATCCATTCTATAAGATGTTTGTTGATTGGAATGGTGATGTACTATTTTGCTCTAATGATTGGGGCAAAGAAATAGTTGTAGGCAATCTTATACAACAATCAGTAAGAGAAGTATGGTTGTCAAAAGAAATGATGAAAATTCGTCGACGCTTGGCAGAAGGCAACAGAGATCAATCACCTTGTGATAAGTGTAATGTTAAAGGTACACATTTTGGCCAAAAATCATTTGAGATATTACAAGCATATGAAGATAGCAATAACAGGCAGCACGAAACTAGCGTCATACCTGCCATCAGCTACTAAACTCAGAATAGAAGATGATATTGATTTTAGTCAATATGATGTTTTTATAAACCACGCACATAAAGATTTTGAACAAGTAAGATTACTTGAGAATGCATATAATGCATGGAAAGATGATACATCTAAGTTGATCATCAATATATCATCAAGAGCCAGTCAACCAAATTGTTCAAAAGGCTATGTCTATGCAGCACAAAAAGCTGCGCTCGATCACCTCGCAGATAATCTAACATATAACTCAGATAAGAAGTGTAGAATTACAACACTCAATTTAGGTCTGCTTGAAAGTGATCTTCCCTCATGTACATATCAGGAAGTGAGTGATTTACTCGAATATATAATATCGATGCCGTCACATCTAGAGATTCCTCGATTGTACTTTCAACACGCTATATGTTACAATGAAGTCCAACGACAAAAAGCAAAGAGGTTTTAATGTCAGACGTATCTGTTGAAGAAGTAATTTTTGCAAACTTGCTTCAGAACGAAGCATATATTAGAACAGTATTACCCTATGTAAAGCCTGAATATTTCCCTCAGGCAGAACATAAAATTATTTACGGTCTCCTATCAAAATATTTTGACAAGTATAACAAATGTGCACCAGCATCTGCAATTAAGATCGAGCTTGATGAGTTGCAGATTAATGAGAATCTTTATAAAGATAGCTTGAACTTTCTTAAAACTATTTCACATCAAGATATCACAACAGATTATGATTGGCTGGTGACAACTACAGAAAAATATTGTCAAGACAAAGCAATCTATAATGCCATCATGGAATCGATTCAAATTATTGATGGTAAAACTGACAAAGATAAAGGGTCATTGCCTGAGCTATTGTCAGATGCTCTTGGTGTTTCTTTTGATACCAATATTGGTCATGATTTTTTAGAAGATGCCGATGCACGATATGATTTCTATCATAAGAAAGTTGAACGCCTGCCATTTGATATTGATTACATGAACAAAATCACTCGTGGTGGCATTCCTCGAAAGACACTCAATGTTATTCTTGCCGGTACTGGTGTAGGTAAAACATTAATGATGTGTCATTTTGCCGCAGCCAATATGATGGCAGGCAAAAATGTTCTTTACATTACTCTCGAAATGGCTGAAGAACGAATATCAGAAAGAATTGATGCCAATCTGATGGGCGTTCCTCTCAATGATCTGGAAACATATCCAAAAGAAACATATGATACTAAGATACAAAGAATTAGATCTAAGACAACGGGCAAACTTATTGTCAAAGAGTATCCTACAGCGTCGGTTGGATCTGGTCATTTTCGTCACCTACTAAATGAGCTTAAGCTTAAAAAATCATTCATACCTGATATTATCTATATTGACTATCTCAATCTTTGTACATCATCTCGTATTCGCGGCGGTGCCAATGTGAATAGTTATACACTCGTTAAAGCAATTGCAGAAGAACTAAGGGGGTTAGCCGTTGAATTCAACTTACCGATCTTTACAGCGACACAGACAAATCGCACAGGCTTCTCATCGTCGGACGTCGGCCTCGAAGATACATCAGAATCATTCGGATTGCCCGCCACGGCCGACTTTATGTTTGCCGCCATATCTTCGGAAGAGCTTGAGTCGCTCGGACAACTCCTCATCAAACAACTCAAAAACCGTTATAATGATCCCGGTTTACACCGTCGATTCGTAGTTGGTATTGATCGATCAAGAATGAAGCTATATGATACCGAACAAAATGCTCAAGACGGTATTATGAATGATGATACACCCGTGATGGATAACAGTGACTTCGGTTCAGGTCTAAAACGTGAACGCTTTGATCGAAGTATTACGGATGGGTGGAAATGATACAACACACTATTACATTCAAGCATTGGAAGACAGAAGAGGTATTGACTGAGACTGGTGTAATACCTCAGAATCTTAATAATGAAGCCAGCGATCGTATAATCTTAAAGACAGACTCCGGAGAGTTTATAGATATAATTAAGAAAACCATTATCAAAATGGAAATCAATGGTAATGGTACTCCAAATAAAATAACTGTTGGTTGTAGGTCCTGTTAATGTATAATAAATTTGATTTGCATGATTATGCACATCTTCGTCAATATAAAATAAAAGGCATGTTTCGAGATGTAGAAGAACTTCAACGTCTTGATAATGAGCACTTGAAATGGTTAGAAGAACATAAGGCTGCTCCAGCTCGTGATCTAACTGTAGGTAACGGTATTCAAGTACATAAACCGCCAGTACTGAAACAACTTGCTCTCAATTTATATGAGCAAATGAAGACATACATCCATCCAGATTTAGTACTCACATATTGGTTCAGCACAGTTTATGGTGCTGAAGATTTTCTTCAACCACATTCAGATAGACCGTGTTGCAGTATCTCATTATCTTTTAATGTCAATCAGGTTGGACCAGAGTGGCCAATCTATGTTTGGGATTGGAATGAGAAAAGCTTCTTAGAATTTAATACAGATCCGGGCGATGGTGTGATTTATAGTGGATACAATAATCACCATAGAAACGTATACAAAGGATTGCACTATCATCAGTTATTTGTGCACACCGTGCTGCCAAACACTCCTGAGGCAACAAATGAGGATACTATTAATACCATACAAGCTCCTACATCATTTGAGCTAGAGGATCGTACCACAGTCCGTCTGAACACAGATACCGGTGAAATATTGTAATTATTCGGCATGTACAAATGCGCTATTTCTTGTTAGAATAGATAAAGTAAATGAGGATAAGTTTTATGTTCAATAAGAGAAACCTAAAAGCAGTAGTGCTTTTTATTCCAATAGTAATATGGGATGTCTTCTATTGGTCAGTCAAAATGTTGTATAAAGGATGTACGTGGATTGACGTCGAAGGCGGCAAATTAATTGATGAATGGATTGAGGAGGTATAATTAATGGCCCACGCAAAAGTTCCAGTGGAGACAGTCAACAAAGTTCTAAACTTTCTTGCATCTCTACCTTATAGTCAAGTAGCAGAGTTAATCACAGAGATTCAACAAAAAAGTGAAATCATTGAACCAACAGTTGAAGAAGAGACAACAGCGGGAAATTAAGATGAAAGCTTTATTTGCAGTTTCAGCAATTGTATTAGCAACGGGTTGTGCAACGCAACCTTCAACCTACACCGATACTAGCACACCAGACCAGCGAAATATTCAAGCCACTGGTGCAGCTGCTACTGAAGCAGCCAGATCTAATTCTAGTCAAAACGCTAATATAAAAACCGAAGGCTTGCAGTTAACACAAGTTTCACAACCACAATCACGAACGTTTAAATACATGCCTCATGGTAATATCTACGTATATTTTCCAGATGGCTCACGTGATTTTGATATGGAACGCGAATTGATTTACGCCGAAGATAGAAACAAGTATAATTATCGACAGCGCCAGCATGATAATTCTTACACCGGTTATTATGTAGATGAATTCAAACGACGTGCTGATGTAAAGATTCGTCATAAAATTCGTAAAGAATCACAGCGATTGGTGGATAAGATATTTTGAGAGTAGTCGATTCAGTTAGTCTCAAAATATTAAAAGAATTCGATAATGAACAGGCAGCAGTAGATTTTGCCTGTTCTCTTCGACCGGATACAAATGTCTATATTGAGAAATTCGTACCTTATGAAAACACCCGCAAAAAGAAAATCGACGACAAAGAAAAAGAATACCAAGAAAAAAGTACAGCCAATACCGGTAGTTGAAAAACCGAAGTACGTTCCGTACGTACCCCCAAAACTTAAATTCAAAAAAGGTGGTGTCAATTATAAAGAAGGAGATACCGTGTGTGTTACTGATACAGAAGGTAATAAGCACACCGGCATTCTACGTAATATTTTATCTTCAATGCTAGTAGTCGATGATAAGTTTTATTTTCAACGTGGCATAAAAATTGAGAAGGTAAAGAAATGAGTAAAACATATACACAAAATATTTACATCGATAGTGATGGTGAATATATTGTAGAAATTCCTGAAGAATTAATGAAAGAATTAAGATGGAATATAGGTGATACTCTGACATGGTGTACAGATTTATACTGGAATAGTATAATACAAGATTATGAAACGCGTGTATCGGTGAGAAAAAAAGATGAATAGATTTGTTATTGAAAAAACTCCGAAACAATGTGCGATGTCACATTGCGATAAGCATGTACCTAAGATGGTTGTCGAAGAAGCTCAGATGTTATGTACAGTGCATCGACTTCTTGATGGTCAACTAACTATGGTTCCTGCTTTCGATAAGCAAGGTAATCAGGTTTATCTAAAGTCTGGTGAACCTCGCATGAAGAAGCATTGGGTGTTACCAGACGAGCGTGAGGATACACTCTATAAAGCCGCACATATGAAACATCCTTGTACTGTATGGGCAACAGAAACTCTTGGTAATTATAAGTGGGCGGTACAAATGTTCATTGCATTATGTGACGAGTATACTCATCGCTATGACAAAGATCACAAATCAGAGTCGCTTGTTCCATGGCTCATGATTCCTCCAGATAACATTAATCAATCACTCGAGCTTACTACTATGCCGCTTGCAATGGGTGCCAATCCCGAATGCATAGATCCGGATGATGTGATCGGTTCGTATCGTAAATTCTATCAAACTAAACAGCATCGGTTCAAGATGGTTTGGTCAAAACGTCCTGTTCCTGAATGGTTTCAGTACGCAGCATAAATATCATATTCGTTATTAGGAGAAAATTATGAAAGACGAAATCATGGCACAATTGAATCAATATGTTCAAACACAAATTCAATCTTGCTGCAATGCCCTAGGATTTCCAAGTGCTATTGAAGCCAGTGTAATTGGTCGGCCCGACTCTACACATTTTAAGGCTGAGGAAGCTCGACGGGCCCTCGATTTTTTTGACACATCTTGGAATGCTTTATATGCAGTTGCGCAAGAGTTAGATACAACTGAACAAAATGATCTAAAACCTTTCGAAGAATATATTAGTATGTGTCTTACATTTGATGAAGATAGTACAGCATCTTAAACCATTCAAACTTACAGAATTACCTCTTACCGATATACATGTTATTGACAATTGGTTGACACCAGAAACACAGAAATGGTTTAATGATGGTATAGACAATTCATATTGGAGTTTAAGTAATTGTGTACTCGCCCCAGACGGTTCATATAATCATCGTTTCTGGGGCATACCTTTTTATAATGAAGATGCATATTACAACGAAAACAAAACATATCTCGGTAAAGTTTTAAATATAAGATTGCAAAAACAGTTTGGATTTACGTGGAAAAAATTGTCGTACATGGGTATGAATGGTCAAACTCAAGGTCAAGAAGGCACTATCCACATCGATTCTGAAAGTTCTCTGAATCTTTCCTTTTTATACTATAATAATAAAACTTGGAAACCTGAATGGGGTGGCCAGTTGCATTTCTATGTAGGTGAAAAGGGCAAAGAAAAGAAAGTAGCATCAGTCGATTTTGTACCGAACAGGTTATTGGTATTTGATGGTCGTATACCTCATCAAGCAGATGCTCCTATCGATAATCAATATCAATTTAGAACATCACTAGTGATTAGAGGCGAAAAAGCAGAGCTTATATAAATATTTAATATTCTAACACTCTCGGAGTATTAAATGCCAACTTATAATATTCTCAAACACTCTGATCTTACTAAAAGAGGTGGGACAAGAGTAGATGTGTTTTTAAGTAAAGTAAAGACTGGAGATACTTTTGTTACCACGCAAGGTGAAGCCACAGTAGATAAGATGCATCTTCAGACTTTAACAGAAGGTATGAAAAAATCTGGATTTAAAACCACTCTTAATGGCAAACTAAAAAATAGGCCGATTACACTAAAATATCCAAGTGACTTCTATAAGACAGGTGAATTTGGTGGTAAAGGTCAAGGATCCGGAACTGCAGCTGAAGATAGATTTCTTGCATTATTCAGAGAAGAATTATCTGAAAAGATGGCAAAAGAAAAAAAGCCGTTTTTAAAAATTAAAGTAAATGGTAGAATTGTACAAGTTGCCGATTGTATACAGCCTAAAGGCACACCAAAATCGGATTTTAATTTAGTTGATGTGGATGGTAATGCTGTAGGATTTCTATCCCATAAAGCCGGCCGCGGTCCAAAAGATTTTCAGCAATATGGTGGTTTATCTCATAACGTATTTACACGCGTGCCGGCAGTAAAGAAGTTCATGCAAGATGCAGTGACAATGTTTCCAAATGGTTTACAGAGAGGCCAATCATGTTATCGGCCGACAAACGATAAGATGCTCGTTACTAAATCGATATTCGGCGTAGATGCCGGTGGTGGTCAACCACCCGGCTTGAATAATGTTGATGAGTTTCATCAAGGAGAAATGAAATTACAGAAACAAGGTAATTCATATATTATTACCTCGTTACATAAAGGATTGAACGGAGACATTCCACAGAGAAACTCTGGTTATGAGTGTATGATTTATGCAAGATTTACAAGTGACAGAGGTGCTAACATAGCGGGTATATTTCTAGAAAATGCAAGAGTCGGTGTATTTCCAATTGCACAGGCTCCATCGACGTGTATTAGAATATGAGACATTGGTTCGCAAAATCTATGACGATGTTCTTTCGTTTTTTTGCGGATACTTTCTTTGCGAAGAGATACGGCCACCGTGCTGTTGTCCTTGAAACTGTAGCTGGTGTACCGGGCATGGTAGCAGGTATGCTTGTACATTTAAGAAGTCTTCGTCGAATGGAGAAAGGCAATGGAACAATGATTCATGAGATGCTTGCTGAAGCAGAGAACGAGCGAAAGCACTTAATGTTTTTCATGGAGTTGGTGAAACCCAGTGCCTTTGAACGGATATTGATTGTGATTGCTCAATTAATCTTTTGGCACTTTTATTTGGTCATGTATCTTATCTCGCCAAAGACTGCTCATTTGATGACACACTACTTTGAAGAGGAAGCAGTCAAAAGTTATACTGAGTATCTGAGACTGATTGAAGAGAAACAGATAGCGAATCCACCTGCTCCTCTGATTGCGATACAATACTACAAATTGAAAGACAATGCGCGATTGTCAGATATGGTGAAGTGTATTCGAGAAGATGAGCAAAAGCACGCGAATGTAAATTTAAGGTATTCAAAATGAGTCATTTACAAGAAGAAAATATGACATACTTCCAACACCTGCGTAGAGCATGGGGTCTGTCATTTATCTGTTTTGTGCATGGTCTTTTCCCAAATGTGTGGAAACACAAGGCAAGCGAGATTATCAATGAAAAAGTTTAATCAGTATATTATTGAATCTAAGAATACTCATATGGAGCATATTGAGGATTTGATCTTCAATGAAGGTGTTGCCGGTACTCGAAAGGCAATCAACTTTCTTCGAGATCTTCGTGATATGTTGGCAGGTCATTCAAAAAATTCTATTTCACGCACTGTCAAATGGGATGGTGCACCGGCTGTATTTGCTGGTATAGATCCAAATGATGGTAAGTTTTTCGTTGCTAAAAAAGGTGTGTTTAATAAAAATCCAAAAGTTTATAAGACGCCCGAAGACGTGAAAGCAGATACGAGTGGAGATCTACAGGCGAAATTACTTATAGCATTAAAAGAATTTAGTAAGTTAGGAATTAAAAGCGGCGTCTATCAAGGCGATCTAATGTTCACGAAAGGTGATATTAGTCGGGAGAAGATAGATGGAGAAAGCTATTACACTTTTCAACCTAATACTATTGTTTATGCTGTGCCTGTCCAGTCTGATATTGGGAGACAGATATCAAAAGCAAATATCGGCATTGTTTGGCATACAACTTATACTGGTAGTTCTTTTGAGTCTATGTCTGCATCTTTTGGTCAGAATATCGTAAGTAAATTCGATTCGTCGGCAAGCATATGGCAAACTGATGCTAACTATAGAGATGAGACAGGTAACGCTACATTTACGAAAGCTGAAACCGATCAAATCACGAGTGTTCTATCGAATGCAGGAAAACTATTTAATAAAATACCAGCGGGGTTAATCAATGCATTTTCTGAAGACGAAGAGTTGTTGGCTCGCGTCAAGGTTTTTAACAATACTTTTGTACGTGCTGGGACTAACATTAATCCCCGCAATCATACTCGGAAGTTTATTGATTACCTTCATGGAGTCTATAAGAAAGACAGCGATAAACTTAAACGACCTGAGTCAAAGGCCAAAGTAGAAGCGAAGAAAAAGAAAACAATGTCATACTTTAGTAAGTATAGAGCGAGTGATTGGACGAATCTATGGATTTTGATGAACACCCTTGTACAGGCAAAAGGTATGATTATAAATAAAATGAACCAAGCAGGAAGTATAGGTACTTTCTTACGTACACGATCTGGTTTTAAGGTAACAGCACCAGAAGGTTTCGTTGCTATTGATCATTTAAGTAACGACGCGGTAAAAATCGTAGATAGATTAGAGTTTAGCAAAGCTAACTTTAGTTCAGATGTTATCAAAGGATGGCAAAAATAATGTATAATTTACCACATTTATACGACGATGTAATTAATAATTTAAACGTAAAAGGTCGTGGATTAAATAATAAGATGCAGATTGGAGATGAGGTTGTACAACTTCATGTATCTCCACGCTGTGGATCAAGATCTGCAAATAAAATTTTGATGGCAGCTAGTGGTGTTGATCCTGATACTACTCTTTTAAATGATGGTAAAAACCCATCTGATACACTTGAAGAGTATTGGAGCGCAAAACAAAACAAAGGATATTCAAGAGATAATTCAGAAAATCCGGATAGTGCTTTTAGACAAAGATTAGAAGCGTATAACAACGGAATATACTGGACCGATGCTGAACCTACAATGCACATTGCAATTGTCAGAGATCCTATCGATCGATTTATCTCAGCATACTATAGTATTGCAAATTCTATTGTAAGACAAAGACATTTAATAGAAGACTCAAATAAATGGTCTACGTTGAGAGCAAATGGCGCAATAAATTTGACTCCTGAAGAAATTAATATAATAGATCTTGAGGTTTCAGTACTTAGCGAAATGTTTACACTTGAAAATATATTAACATTTTCTCCAAAAACTAAAATAGATTTTCTGCAACGCGGCCTTCATGATCCAGATTATGAAAACCTTTACGGTACTACGGATGAAGTATATCATCATTATATAATGATGGTAATGAGTAAACAAACACATTGGCTTGGAACAGATGCTGCTGTATTCGATCATATTTTTACGACAGATCAACTTAATACAGATTATAGAAGTTTACTATCTGAAATATCAGGTATAAACATAAGCGGCCGTCATTCCAATAGAACAAATGAAAAGAATTTGCGGTTAACATCAACACAAGAAGATGCGATTCGATCTTACTATGCACAAGATTATTCTGTCTTTTCGCTATGAATAGAGATCAATGGTTAACGGCTGATGTAAAGCGCATATTAGGTGATGTTGAGATAGCAGTCGAGATTGGTGTATGGACTGCAGATTATAGTCAAAAGATTTGTAACAGACTTTCTCCTCAAAAATTTTATGGTATCGATCCGTATGTCTCATACGACAATGCTCCGGGTATGAATATAGGCTATGAGACTGATGCCGCACTCGAAGAAACTTATCAAAAAGCCTGTAAAAGAATGCCTGCTAATGGAACGATTATTCGAGACTTTAGTGTCAATGCAGCAAAACAATTTGAAGATGAGTCAATCGATTTTGTTTATATTGACGGCGATCATAATTATGAATCTGTATCATCCGATATTGAAGCTTGGTATCCAAAAGTA